AGCTGGGGCGTTACTTTTTGTGTGTTATCGTATATACAAGAGTAATAACTGCACAAAGCATAATTACAAATGTGAATAAATCGCTATATGTAACCATTGGCATCAGCTCCCTTCCTTTGTAAGTCCGGCAACTGTCGTAGCACCCTTCGGCTCTCTGATTAAGTTCATTATTAAGTTATCGGTATTATAGTACATATGTTAATAATTGGCAATAGAAAACCCCTGAAAGTCTAGTCCGCTTTCAGAGGTTTTGTTTTGTTCAAAATGGAACAAACATTTGACAATAATTTTTAGAAATGTTGAGTTTAATAATATCATTTCAGCTTGGCTTAACTAATTATATGCGGTATCATACGAAATTCATTTTCAGATACTGCGCGCATTACACCAATGAATTCAATTTGTGTTTTAGAGGTTACCTTTACTTTAAATGGAAAACCAGGTGAAGTTGCTCTGGTGGAGAATGCAGCTAAAGCATTGCAGATTAATCCATTGTTTAAGGTTATGTCTTTGTTAAAACCTTGTGTAAATATTGCGTCACTTTCACAGTTTATGGATATATCGTTTTCTGCGTTTTTGACTAAAATGGCATATCGTGAAATTGGTTCCATATATGTTTCGGCACGAAATTCTATCACCATTTCACTAGGACTATTTTTCTTTATGTATGCACGCACATTTTCATATGTTTGATTTAATGAAGTAAAAATATTTGTACCGTTGATAACATCAATCATTTGTCTGATTGAATTTTCTAAACCTTTACCGAATACATCAATATACAAGGTTTGCAGTAATAATGCAGGCATCATGCAGTCATCTAACTTAACAGGAATAAGCTTTGCTGTTCCATTGGATGCTTTCAGAATTGCATTTTGCCATTCTAATTTAACCATATTGCTTTGTAAACTGTTTTTAGATACAAAGAAAAAGAAAAATTTGCAATTGGTTAATCCTTCGTTCATTTTGTCAATTATACCATCACCAGGTTGGATGGACCAACTGTCATAAAAAATATTATTTTGACCGTAGACTTGAGCTAATCTCAATGCAATTGGCTCTACAATGGTTTTGTCTTTTGCAGTGTGACTAATAAAAATCATAAATCAGTGCTCCTTTACTGTTTTACTCCTTCTTCGGTTTCATCTTCACATAAAAGAAATCTGGAAGGCTCTCTGATTAAGTTCATTATTAAGATTTTAAGTTATCGGTATTATAGTACATATGTTAATAATTGGCAATAGAAACCCCCTGAAAGTCTGACCCACTTTCAGGGGGTTTGTTTTGTTCAAAATGGAACATATTATGTGTCTGATGACATTGTATTATATCCAAAATCTATTTGCAATATGCAAGGGAAATATCATCATTTAACACAACGGTCATTTCCTGCGTTTCCTTATTCCAGACAAAATGGTCTACGACTTCCAGTAAAGCATTATGCTTTTCCATATCATTTGAATTTTCATCTTTTATAATATCAATCAATCCCTGAAAATCAACATCTTTGTGAACTGATGCAGGGTGAACGGTGATAGTGGCGGATTCAAGTTTTTTGTTTAATTCTGTGCGTCTTTTCAAAATAAGTTCTTTATTTGCCTTGTATTCTTCTAAGGTGTCTATCTCATTTATATACGCATCTTTGATACGCTTCATTTTTGCATCAAGTGATTTGAGTTCTTTTAATATATATCCCCGTTCTGTATTTTCGGTATTGATTACATTTAGATTATAATTGTAAAAATATCCTGAGCCGGATAGTTCTTCGAGGATGGAGAGAACTTCTTTTTCAGCATTTTTCAATGTGATGCCATTTCGTGTAGAACAGAGCCCTTTTGAATATTTCCAGCAACAAAAATTTGGAACTGTTTTAGTACCACCGTGGGCGAAACCGAGCGAAGCACCGCATTTTGAGCATTTAATCATGCCGGACAACCAGTTGGCAAGGAGTGGAGCAGGGCGGCGTTTCTTGTTATATCCCGTGCGGAGTCTGTCGTGTGCTCTGCGGTTTGCAGCCTTTGAAAATTGTTCTTCAGATATGATAGCTTCGTGTTTGCCGTCAGATATAATCACATCGTCAGGATTTTTTCTTTTATTACTCTGTTTGTTAAAAAAGTTCCACCGGATTTTTCCTATATAAAAAGGGTTTTCAAGTATATATCCGATAACACGGGTTTCAAAAAGGGATCCTCTTGCAGTTCTATAGCCGGATTGATTCAGCCTTGCGGCTATGTCACCCATCGGGATATTCTGCTCTGTGTACATATCAAAAATTTTTCTGACAATCTCAGCACCTTTGGGTTCAATCTGTGGTATCTTATCTTTGCCACGCTCTTTGATGTAACCGATAGGAACATTTGAATTGTAGCCGCCCTTTAAGGCTTTTTGCGTCATTCCACGCATAACTTCACCTGAGAGATTATACAGATAAAATTCGTCACTCCATTCAATAACCATCTCGATAAGGCGACCGTACATACCTTCAGTGATGGGTTCAGAAATACTTATAACATCAACATTACATTTCTTTCTGAGGACTGATTTATAATAAGTGCTTTCATCAATGTTTCTGGCAAAACGCGAGAACTTCCAGAGCAGGATGGCATCGTAAGGATGTGATTTATCTTTGCAGGTCGCAATCATTTCCTGAAAAGCTGGGCGTTTATCTGCTTTCTTGCCGGAAATGCCCTTGTCTTCCTGATAAATTCGTGTAAGCAGCATATTGTGCTGTTCGGCATAATCCTTAATGAGCCTTATCTGACTCTCCGGAGAAAGTTCTTCCTGTTTGTCAGTAGAGACTCGGATATATGCACAGACTTCTTTTAACTTTTCACTCATGCGTCTTCCTCCTTAAAATTTGGTATAAAAAATAAGCCTATACAAAAGAAAAGGCTTATGCTAAAATAGATATGCGTTATCTTTAGCTTTTAGCCATATTTTCTGTGGGTAAAGTGTAAGGTCTTGACCGCCCGCAAAGGGCGGTCTTTTTGTTATGTATGTCTGTCGGAATCCGACAAAACAATATGATTATTTCAGTGTTGATTTGCGGCTTCCATCTCGTCAACACTCATATCTCCATAAAAGTCCTGATTTTGAATATGCCGTATCTCATGCCAGTAAGCCTCAAGTCTTCTTTCGTAGGAAAGCCTTGCATTTAAAAATATGCTAAAGCTGCCATCATCATTTATCGTTACGGCTGCCGGAATGGAATTGCCAAAGTCTAAAATTTGTACATTTATATAGTCGCTATCCAGATGTATCACCCCCAAAAATAAGTATATCAGTTACCTTTTTCTTTGCGTTTTAATGCCATGAGCATACCGTGTAAAGCCTGTAAATCTTCTGGCTCTGCATCCTGTGCAGCATCAAATAAAACAGAAAGCTCTTTGTTGTCATATATTTTTTGTGCAATCCTGCTTGTTTCAGGATTGAGATAGTAGGATGGTTTATGCTCTGTATCTTTATCTTCTATTAAATCGGAACGATTTATATCAAAATATTTTGCTAAAATATCTACTTTATCCATGCGTGGCAATCGTGTGCCATTGCACCAAGTTGATACAGAGGATTTATTGAAACCTAAATCATTTATTAAATCAGCTTGATTTTTATTGTGTAGTTTCATGTAATACTTTAAATTTTCAGCAAAAATTTTTTTATATCTATCATCAAGCATTAAGTTCACCTCGTTTCTGTTATTAAAACTAATCATACTACAATTAGTGGAGCAAATCAATAAAAAAGTAAAAAAAGTTTACAAAAAGCATTGACTTCTACAAAAAGTAGAGATATAATATAATTGTAACAAGGAGTTAGCAAAAAGAAAGGAGTAAAACGATGGCTAAGAAACATAAGAAACAAAAAAAGCTGTCAGCTAAAGAAATAATCGAGTTGATTATCAAAGCGGTAACTGCCATTGCAGCATTGATAGTAGCGATTAAATCTTAACTAACAGCTAGGGTGGGAGGGGCGAAAGCCCCAACTACCTACATCTTAGCACATTGTATAATATAAAGCAATGAGGAATAAAAAAAGTGATATTTTGTTTTGGTTATTATCCCTTAACTTAGTATTTGGGATAGTGAGCGGATGGCACATGGTAAGCCGTATTCTTACAATCGGAAATGCAATACTGTTGTTGTTTGAATGTGGAACAGAAGTGCTGGAAAGAGAGTGATTGTAAGCTGTCCTAACGGCTATACGGGGAAAGAAAGGAAATGATGAGTATATGGATAAATTGGATAAATTGAGAAGCCCGGTAACGGTTCTTCTATGTTGTCTTGTTGTAATCGGAGTAGTTAAAGGTATGCTTTTGATTACGAAAGTAGCTATAGGAATATTGGCAACATTTTTGCTGGTGCTAATATTAAGAAAAATATTTATGAGAGATTAAACAAAACCCCTGAAAGTCTCACACACTTTCGGGGGTTTTGTGTCTGTTACCGCTCCCAGACTGGTAAGGAAGGGAGGTGTTTGTCATGGACTATTATTTCTTTTTGTCTACCAACATTATAAAATATGCAAAGATGATTTGCAATATGCGTATTAATGTTTGTCGGAATCCGACAGAATAAAAAGGTAGATGTTTAAACGACATCTACCTTAACTAATAAATGAAATAGGTGGGGTGACAATCCCACATCTCTTTAAGACCACAAGGGCGTGACGGCTGCCTGTTCCGTCCTCAGATTTCATTTATATAAGTAAGTTTATGTTTAATCGAGCCGGCTAGCGGCATTGTCTTCTTAGATGTATGTATAGGACATTGTTTATAAGATTATCACTTGATTATCAAGCAATAATCCACATATCAGTTAAAATGATATGTGGATTTTCACTAGTCGCCTTGTGCGGTGACCATAACTATATAATCTTATCATTTCTATAGTGTTTTTGTCAAATGTTATAGCTTAATGTCTGTCGGATTCCGACAAGGCTATCATTTTCGTGACCTCACGAAAATGGTTAGAAGATTTCTTGATTATTCCTCCTCGTCTTCATCATCAGAATAGCTATCGTCTGAATAATTACCATTAGTTTCGAGCGAAGCACGATATTCACTTGCAAGCATTGTGCGATTGAATTCAGCGGTTGGTTCTATTTCTTCAACGAGCTTTTCAAGTTCATCTATAGATACTTTGAAGAACTCTTTACGAAGATTAACTTTATTTACTCGTTTATCTGTAAGCATCTGATGTAACTTACTTTCAAGGGCAACTGCATCTTCTGAGAATATGAAGCTGTGGACATCGAATTTGAATGGCACACTTGCACTTCCAAGTTCGTTTACTCTGTCTTGTGGTTCAAGACGGCGTGTCATTCCGACCTTAAATACATCTTCGCCAAACGAACCAAGATTACTTATTATGTAAACAGTTCCAGCTTTACCATTCTGTAGGTTAGATATTTCTTCTTTCTTTAATACAACATCAGATAATTGATTTTGTAATTCAAGTATTCGTTTGTTGAGAATATCCATTTCTTCCTGAGCTGCATTTTTAAGCTGTTCTTTGACCTTATCAATTTCAGCTTTGTATTTGTCCTCTTCTTTTGCAATCTTTTTCTTTTCTGCTTCCAGTGCTTTGAGTTCGGCTGCTTCCTGACGCATCTTTTCTTTTAATGCAAGCTGTTCCTGCTTTTCTTTTTCTTTCTTTACATAATAGTTATATTCAATTTTGGCAGCATTTATAAACAGGTATTCAAGCTGGCCTATAAATTTTGTAAGAGTGCCGTATATCTGTTGGTTGCCATTGCCGGCAATCTCAAGATATTTCATCGTGACTTCTTTTATTTTATCTGTAGCTTTGTCTATTGTGCCATATTTCAAATCAGATAAAATATTTTGAAGTTCTGAACGCAATGCGATAACCATAAGCGAGTACATTGCTTTGTTTGATTTTGTAGTGTATCTTGAGGAATATTGTTCCATCAGTTTTGTTATCTGTTTGTCGTTTTCACGGTAGGCTTTGCGAAGTTCTTTTGAGTTCATGTATTGTAAATGCAAAAATACTGATGGAGCATAGGCATCAACAAGATTAAGGTCTTCTTGTTTGAAAGTTAGAAGTTCGGAAGATGGATCATATTCAAAGAAATTATTGATAGAGTATTTGATACTCTTGTAAAGCTCTCTGAATTTTGAAACTTTCTTTGCTTCTTTTTTGATAAGTTCTTTCTGTTTTGTTAATTCAAGATTTATCTCTGAATCAGCAGCAGCTTTCTGAATGTTTATTGTCTGATTTAAATTCTGGTATTCATTAGTGACATTCTGTAATTGTTTTTGTCTGTCTTTTATGTCAGATTTAAGCGTTTCAAGTCTTTTTTCAAGTGTTGAAATTTCTTCCAGTCGCTCTTTAGTGTCAAGTTCTTTAACTTTATCTTCAAGTTCTTTTATTTGATATTTGTGATTGTTTATAACCTGTTTTATTTCATCTTCTTTTTTATTAAGAAGATAAAACTGGTATCCTATAAGTCCAGCTGCAATAACAAGCGGAACGATAAAATTCCAAAATATTGATGCAAAACAGGCAATAGCGCTTATAATTAGTATTTTTTTGATAAAATCTTTTTGGTTTTCCATAGCAACCTCCTTTTTGAGTAAGTGTCTTCTTTTTAATGTTTATTGAAATCCGACAAAATTATCATTTATATGTCAGTGTCCTTTTGATAAATGTGTTGCTTCAAGATAAATTATTCATCCATGAAATTCGTATATATAGCTGGGTCTATTCCGGGTAAATCTTTTAGATATAAGTACATTTTATGTTTTAATTTATAATAATCATCACAAATTATTACAGTCAATTTATCATTGCATATATTAGGGATTTTTTCTGGAATAGTATCCATTATCCACTGTATTAAGTTATCTAATTTCATATTTTTCTTAAATTCAATATTTTCGTCTAATTGTATTATTTTCTTGTTTAGTTCATTTCTACTATATGAATTCAAAAGAGTAGTGGTGTCATTAGATACTTCAACCATATGTATTTCTAATAGTTTTTTTAAAGGGGGATTATTTTTATATACGGCTGCATATTCGGAATGGTTTCTATATTTCATAGTGTATAAAATATTAAACAAAAGTGATTGTTCATCAAAGTTTAATGTATCAATTACTTTTATTGCATCTGATATTGTAAAGTTAGATGTTGGTTGTGATTTAGGAATATCATTTATATTTGTTTTAAAATCACCCTCAAATAAACCAAGCTCCATTGCTAATCTATACATATGTTTGCATGGCAATCTTCTTACAAAATAATCTCGACAGGTACAACTATTTAAAGTTGTGGTGTAAGGATTTTTACCTGAACCTTTAAAAATTCCAGTTTGATTTATATGGTCTATTTCTGTAGGAGTGCATTTTGATGACATTGCACTTTTTTGGCGTTTTAATTGGTCAGGCTCATTATGAATATCATCGGAAGCCTTTATATGAGCAAGCTTTTCTCTCTCTTTGTTATAATTGCGATGCCCACGGCGATTTATTATTTCAATTACTCCTAATTCCGCAGCCAATCTATATATATGTTTACAAGGCAGTTTGCGTTCCTGAAAGTCATGACAGTTACAACTTGAAAGTGTCGTTGTATAGTATGGCATATCAGATGTACTTGAACAAGTGGCAGTTTTCTTCTTTTTATGTACTGTAATTGTAAAAGGGTATGTAAAAGCTCTACCCTGTCTTTCTATTTGTGCTTTATCACAATGTATTGAATAGTCCCAATCTGTCCAATTGGAAAGAATATGACATCTTCCATAAGTGTTTTCATCATTACCCATAGTATAAATTTCTCCTTTAAATTTAGTAATATTTTGATATAGGTGTATATATCAATCACCCTTTTCTTTTCTCTTTAATGCCATAAGCATACTATGTACGGTTTGTAAATCTTCCGGTTCAGCATCTTTGGCAGCATCAAAGAGCAATGAAAGTTCTTTGTTATCATATATTTGTTGTGCAATCTTACTCGTTTCGGGGCTAAGGTAATAAGATTGATTTTGTTTATTGGTTTCGTTTTCGTTCCAACCCATTAAATATGGGACTGTAGTGTTTAATGATTTAGCAAACTTTACAACATCTTCTGTGGTTATTTTTATATTTCCACTTTCTATTTTGGAAATAGTTGTTCTTGATGTATATCCCATTTTTTGAGCAAGTTCATTTTGTGACATTCCACACTGAGTTCGTAATGTTTTTATTCGAGTGCCTATATTCAATATTATCACCGCCCTTTCTATTGGAAATTATACTATATGAGTGATTGAAACTCAACTATTTTTTAAGTTTTAATAAAACGGTGTTGACAAATAATCACACATATAGTATCTTATGTGTAGTGATTATAAATCACACAATAAGTGAAAGGAGTAAATTATTTATGACAAATACAGAACGATTGCGTAAGATTATTTCAAATTCTGGTTTAAAATATTCATATATTGCCGAAAAAATAGGACTTACGTATCAAGGGTTTAAGAATAAAATTGAGAATAAAAATTTATTCAATGTTGAGGAAGTTGATAAATTATGTAAGCTTTTAAACATTACGGATGTTTATCAGAAAGAAGAAATTTTTTTTGCTAAACAAGGTGATTTTTAATCACATGAGTTGCGAAATATTATATAAAAATGACTAAAGCGAGGTGAGAGTGATGGATAAAAAGGTAAAAGAGATAACAGAGCTGCAAAAAGAACTTGACCGCAGAACTGCCGTTGAGAAACTTGCTGAGAAGATGATTATTGATGGAAAGTTTGAAGAAGCGAAAGAGCTGCTTGACACATTGGATGATGATAAGGTTGAAAAGCTGATGGAAGCAGGTGAGCAGCAGGAAATTTTTTCACATAAAAATGTTGAAACTACAAGAAGATATATTGGTGTGAAAAAAACTGAAGATTATGCTGATG